ATTGCATTTGGTTTAAAACCACCGAATGTAGGATTTTTAAATTGATTATTCATTGTTTATGCCTTACTTACCAAATGTCATCCAAACAGCACCTGCTATGAATGTTAGTGTTCCAACTGTAGCTAACTTTACCACAGTACTCCATATACTTCTACGTGTATCTCTCCATGCTTCTATCAAGTTACGCATTTCTAGTATATCTTTTTGTGCATCATTATCAAGTAACCCGATAGAACGTAGTGCCTCTTTAGCACCACGCCTAGCTGCGTTGTCTAGCATTGTTTCTATTTCTTCTGATGTTAGTTTAATGTCAGCCATATCATATACCCTATGGTTTAGTAGGCCAGTCATCTGCTTCAAGGTGAGGCCAATTAGAATGTGTAGTTATATCACGTAATGCTTGACGATAAGTTGTTTGAGCAGAGGTCATTGTTAAATCGGATGATGCCCACCAATCTGTTTCTGCAATAAGTATATCACGTTGAATACGATTACTTTCTGCTGCACTAGTGTCTAACTGTGTTTGATACTCAGTTTCTTGCTCTGCTTTAGTTTGCCCACCTTCTATATCAGCAAACATGTCTTTGATTTCCCATGCCTCGACCCAGTTATCTTTGGCATCTTGCACCGCACCATTACGAGCAACATACTGATATTTTCCTATATTTTCCGTTGGTTTTGGTGCAGGAAGAACAGGGTCTACATTTAGTGCTTCATGTACACTATTGCTCCAGACTCTTGGCATAGACATATTTGGATTGTCACGTCTCAGTTCACCTTGTGTTTTTATTTCGCCTGTTGTTTTGTTTCTATATTCACCCATTTGATTGATCCTTTCTTATGAGTTTGATTATGCAATTGCCCAAAAAATATAATTTCTACCACTGCCGTTAACTTGGCTTGCTGAAGAGACTTTAAAACCACTACTATCAGGTTCTACAAAACCTACTGAGCTATTATATTGATTTTCTGCTAATGCCGTAAATGATGAGGTAGTATTAAATGCAGCACTAGGGTCAGTATTATTTGCAGTGATTCCTCTTTCAGTATCCCACATCCACCAATTACCTGAATTAGTAGTTTCTTTAATCATAATCATTCTTGCACTACTACTAAAACCACAATCTATAGTTCTGTCATCTGAACCATTACCTGCATATCCACCACACTTACTTATACCATCTAGTGAAGCCATGAGAAAAGCTACGTAATGACTGCTTGTATTATTTGTTTCACTATAAGTACTACCCAAAGAAAAGTGAGTAGTTGTCATTTGTGGATTACCATTGTATGACCAATAGTTAGATGATAAAGTTACTCCATTTGTTTCATTTAAATTCATAAATGCTTTATTTGTATAGCTTTCACCTGAACTATAATTCATGTCTTTGTGCCAAACCATCCAAGCACTAGATGCCGAAGTACGTTTTATCCAAATCATTTCAGGTTTAACACCAAGGTTGTGTCTAAACGTATTAGTACCAGTAGAACTTCCTGTTCCTCTGTAATGAACTGAATCAAAGAAACCAGGAGAGTGCGCCCATCCTAATCCCCAATAATCAGATACTGTAGCTGAGTCTGTAAATCCATTATGAAAAGTGTGTCTGTCTGATCCAGAGCTTTGTGCAGAATCAGTACTATTTGAAATTAATATTCTTCTATCTACAGGTCTGCTTACCCAATTCCATGAAGCAGTTGTATTTTTTCGTCTGTATACACCTAAGTCTGTTTTAAAACCAACTGTAAATAAAGGTTGACCGCCTGAAGCACTAGTAGGACTATTATCTATTCCAAATAAATTAGTGGCGGTATCTCCTGCTCTCATTGGACCTTTACGTATAGCTATGTATATATACTTACCACTAGCATTAGTTTGCTGTGCACCATCATTTAAAGTAAAACCTGTATGACTAGGTGATATGTTACTATATCCATTTCTTTCATTATTATATGTATTTGGATTTAATTCATATGCATTATAAGGAGGTGCAGCCCAAGTCCTCATAGTATCAAATATAGCCCAACGAGCATATGTACTATTACTATCATCTGTAGCTTTTACTAATAACCACTGAGGCTCAAACCCTATATCAATTTCTTGAAAACCACTATTACCTGTATAGTTACCACATTTAATAATATCTTGATCGCCAGTAGGTCCGAATGTACCATTACCATCATTATGTGCAAAAATATATGCAACATAGGTATCTCCACTACCATTTACATCTGCATTTGTACCTAATGAAAAATGTGTTGAAGTTGGTGCTGTATCATTCCATGTAGGAGTAGAAGAACCAAAAGTATTATTACTGTGTAACATCATATAATAGTTCTGTGGGTTTGTACCATTGTTCATACCTCTGTGATAAACATACCAATCACCTGCCCTGTTTGTTCTTTTTACCCAAATACTTCCTGGTGTTACACCAAGGTTATGACTAACAGTACGAACACTTCCAGTACCACTATACGTCACAATGTCAAAAAAATTCTTTGCTTTTCTAAATGTCCATCCAACATGATCTATGCCATTTTCATTAGTATTATTATCCCCACGAACCGTAAATCCATTACTTAAAAAAGCAGACAAATCATCTTCAGCAGGAGATGACTCACCATCTGTCGTATTAGAACGGATGTATTTTGTTGCACCACGTACAGTATCAAATAAAAAATGATCTTTTGGGTCTCTACTTTTTATCCAGACAAGACCTCCTTCTCCTGCTAAATCTATATTATTTATTATGTTTTGAGTACTACTATTAGAAGTACCCGTTCCACGCCATAAGTGTGTAGCATATAAATCTTCTACACTAAGAGCATCACCACCTGCTGCAGTCATCATTAACTTTTTAACGTTACTCATTTTATATTATCCTAAATTTTTTCCTGCTTGAAAACCGTACCAGTTACTTCCACCATCATGTGTATAAAACACAAACTGATCTATTGCATTAGCATTACCAGTAAGTGTTGGTATAACTGCATTAGGCCAATCTATAGTGGTAGGCCATGTTATTGTATAACCACTTGCACTTGCATCTTGCACAATTTTTAAACTAAATCCGTATGCAGTATTATTAGCAGGAGGATTAGTAAAGGTAAATGTTGTATTTTCACTTAACGTTGATGCAAATACATTACCAGTCTCACAGTTTATAGTTGTTGTATTACTTGACGATGAAACACTTTGATATGTTTCATTGTAGGATTGTACCACAAGTTCACCAGTAATGTCAACATCACCTGTATGTGTTTCGTCAACTTTTGCATTTAGTTGAGTTTGTATTGCAGATGTTACACCATCTATATAGTTTATTTCGGCAGTGCTTGCAGTTACACCATCTAATAAATTTAACTCTGCAGTTGACGATGTAACACCATCAAGTATATTTAGTTCTGCACCTGTGGATGTAACTGCTGTACCACCAAGAGTAAGACCACTTGTTGTTATTGTTATGTTAGCAGACCCATCAAAATTAGCTGCACCTGCAGTTACACCTGCAATTGTAATTGTACGTGCTGTTTCTAATGTGGCTGCAGTAGATGCAACAATTGTACCAGAGCCAGTTATACTACCATTAACAGTAAGATTACCTGTCATAGTACTATTACCAGATACAGCTAAAGTTCCCACATTTGCAGTATCAATAGAGCCAGTATCAATATTAGCAGTGCCATCAATATAGAGGTCTTTCCACTCACTGCCACTAGCACCCAGATCGTAAGTGTTATCAGCAGAAGGAATAATATTTGAAGCCACATCAGCAGTCACCGTTACCGTATCAGATGCCGCATTACCAAGTGTAGTGTTACCGTTTACTGTAAGATTACCTGTATTAGTTTGATTACCTGTAACTGCCAGTGTATCACTTAAAGTAGTTGCACCAGTTACACCTAGTGTTCCACCTACTGTAGCATTAGTAGCTATGGCTGCAGTACCTGCCATATGTAAATCTTTATACTTTAAACTTGTAGTACCAAGATCAACCGCATTATTTGTTTTAGGACGTAGTAGTGAAGCTGTAGCAACTATGTCTTGACTAGGACCAATTACCTCAATAGCAGCACCTTCAGATGTAGTACCATCGTGGGTATGACCTGAACTGTTATTAAACGCAGCTTCTACGGCATTGAACTCACCATCTAAATCGTCAGCATTAATAACATTACCATTGGCAATATTATTAGCTGTATCATTTCTTACATAGCCTGTACCCATAAGACTTTCCTTTATTTCCTATTGTTTTCAGCATATTCGAGTATTGCTGTATCTAACAAAAATGCCGCATCTGAACTATTATCTTCTATTCGTAATGCTACCGTATTACCTGAACCCACAATATTATTATTAAATGATTGTGTTCTTGGTTCTCCATATGTTGTCGTATTAAATATAGCTGTACTGTTTCCATAAAAACCACCACCACCTGCATTGGAAGATAATGTAAATGTAGCAGGTTGTATTTTGTCTCTGTCATTTTGGTTATATCTTACACCTGCAACAACATTAACTGCACCAAATGGTTTTATATATAAGTCTAATTTATAAAATGTTTTTCTTTTTTGTGGGTCTGTAATTGGCATAAATGGAGATTCGTATATTGCATTTATATTACTACTGTCTCTTGATGTACCATTTTCCATTCTATAAATATAACCATCAGTATTTGCAAATATTATAAATTCATTATCTCCAATATACTGAGAATCTGTTATATAACACTTATATCCTTTTAACTCACCCCACTGAAAACCTGTACCGCCCTGATCAATAAACTTTGTTCCCAGTACACCTTTAGCTACATCTACAGTTTCACCACTTACATAACTAAATAATCTATACTGAGCTTTACCTCTAATTACAGTACTTGAAAAACTCTGTGAAAAAGTTTGTAATTCAGTTACTGTAGGTCTTATATTTTTAGATGCAACATCAATTCCAAAGTCACCAATACGTTCTGTAGAACTTAATGTACGTAGTCCATCAGGACCAAGAAACATAACATCAGAACCTACTTCTTGTATAGTGTCTGCACTTAAACAACCAAGGTCTTCTGTAATTGCACTCAGTGTAAAATCAGCAGAACTTGATCCTGTCAGTCTCATAATTTTATCACGGCAAAATACAATTAGTGCATCACGATAAACTTTCAGACCTGTTATCTCAGAGTTAAGACCAATACTACCTGCACCATTTGCAGGATCAAAGTCTGTATCTGAATAAGGTGCAGTAAATATTAACTCTGTACCTTTACCAAAAAACAATGTACTTTTAAATAACTCTACAGTACTTGCACCATTTACTGCAGACTGACCAGTACCACTACCTGTTATATAAGCCATTGTTTGATTACTGTCTGTATAATAAACAGGATAGTTTGTACCGTCAACAAATACTATTTTAAGTGCATTGTTAAAGTTATAGCTTACATGCCTAGCACGAGTAAACCCTGTACTACTTGCTGTAGCTTTAGATGACCATGCAGGATTTGCATCTGTAGTATTTATTAAATAATATACACCACTACGTGCAGCAATAAATCTTTCTTCGTCTTCGTTCTCGACAATAGCTAATGCCTGTACTACACCACTACCACTTAACTGAGCATCATCTAATTTACTATATCCTGCTACCTTACGATAACCACCATCAAGTGAAGGTTCGAAGTTTTGTAATATAAAGGCAGAACCTACAGCATTAATACCTTGTTGCAAAGGACTTATGTTTGTAACCAAACCACCTGTAAACTGCACAGGGAATGTAGACCATGCTGTAGTCATACTGTTATACTTTCAATAAACCAAATGTACTAGGGTTACTATACTTTACTGTAGAACGTACATAATCGTAAGTGTTTATGTATATACTACGCATAAACTTTATACCCTGTTCAAACTTTTGTTGGGATAGTTGTGCAGATTGATTGTCACCTCTAAATTGATACGCATAAAACATAGCACCATCAGTGACTACATGTTTAAAATCTGATGGTACTGTAGGTACATCATCTTGTAATTCTAAATCTACAGGATTACGATAGTATTCATAAACTAACTCATATGCTTTATCAGGTGTAGGAAATATTATAAATTCTTGACTAGGTGCTCTACTTACGTATCTTGGTTTAGCACGTATACCTGTATCACTATTATACTCATAGTCAGAATACTTGTCAAGATATTCTTGATATGTCATGCTCTGTAATTTAG